TTGTCACACCAATCTTGGAGCGTGCGTTTGGTATTATGCTACGAGCAGGTATGTTCCAAGAGCTTGAGATAGAAGAGCTATCAGGTGCAACACTTGAGTTTGACTTGGTTGGTAAGGCATCTATCGCTTCACGGCAGATTGAGTTGTTTGGAACGATGACAGCTATGCAACAGATGATGCAGATTGCACAGTTCAAGCCAGAGATTCTTGACAATGTAAACGCAGATAAGACTGCAAGGTTTATTCAAGAAGTTAATATGGTTCCGATTGATCTACAGCTATCAGAAGCAGAGGTTGAAGAAATCCGTGGGCAACGTGCTGAGGCACAAGCTGCTGCGGAGGAACGAGCTAATGCACAGGCTTTAAGTGACGCATACGTCAAAACTCAGAAGGCTCCCGAAGAGGGTTCAGGGGCAGAGTTAATTGGAGAACTAACACAACAAGCAATGGGTGGTTAATGGATATAATTGATAAAGTGACCTACGACTTTAAGTGGGACAGCGAGAAGGATTTATCAGAAGAAACAAGACGAGCGTTCATTGAGGTCTTTGACCCAGCAAATGATAACGCTTGTTTAGTAGCTAGGTTTCTTGTGCAGATTTGCAAGTGGGAAGATTACACCGAGTACAACGACCCCATCATTGAATCTAAGATGAACTCTCTACGGAGTGTGATTCTATCTATAAAAAAACAACTCAATATGAAAGAAATAGAGAGGGAAGATTATGAGTGAAGAAGTAACAACGGAAGAAGTAACAACAGAAGAAGTAGTAGAAACACCTGTTGAGGAAAGCAACACACAGCCAGAGTCATTTGTTGGGTCTATGTTAAGCCAGATCGAAGATGATGAAGTAAAAGATGCTGGCTTTTGGAAAAACTTGGAGGGCAAAGATGCTACAGAAGTTGGAAAGTATATTAAGGAGCTTCAAAGTTTCGCTGGTAAAAAGGGTGATATACCTAAATCTGACGCTACGGAAGAAGAGTGGGCTGAGTTTTATGGTAAACTTGGTCGCCCTGAAAGTACTGACGGATATGATTTTACGGTTGGTGACGAGTTTCGGGAACTTGTTGGCGAGGATTCGGCTCCATTTTTTGAGAAAGCGGTTGAGGGATTTAAAGAGCAAGCATACCAAATGGGAGCTAGTTCAGAAAAAGCTGAGGGACTTGTGGATTGGTATCTTGGAATGGTTGCTCAAGAGATCGAAGAATCTAATGCAGCAATGAAAGAAGCCGATGAAGCTATGGATAAAGAGCTTCGGGGTGAGTGGGGTGATGGCTACGATGGTATGATGAATGGCATTACTGCTATGCTTAAAGCCAACGGTATGCCAGACGAGAACTTGCAGTTTGCAATCGACTCTGGGCTACTGCGTGATCCTGCACTTGCAACCACACTTGCTAATATTGCTACACGTTTCCAAGATGATCCTGAAATTGGGCATCATCAGACAAGTACAATGGCTGGAATCTCAGATCAAATATTTGATGTTGAGCAAGAGATTAAAGGATACCTCAAAAAAGGTGAGAAGATTCCTTCGCACATCTTAGAGAAACGAAATACTTTAAGTGAGAAACAATTTAGATTAAAAGAAAGAAGCTAAAAAGACTTGACATAAAATTATAATATGTTATAGGTATATGCAACAAAGGGTGGATAATCGCAAGACCCACCCAAGTTGCCGTCCAACCAGACGTTAAATGGTAGGCAAGACCTCCTTGTGAGATAATCAAAGCCGATTAGTGTATTATTAATTAATTGAGCCTAAATTTAAAATAAGGAGATTATAATGGCTTTTTTGAATGGAATTGATACTGCGTTTGTTAATCAGTACGGCAAGACTCTTGATCTTGTTGCTGAAACAAAAGGCGGTAAGTTTACTGGTATGTCTCTTGAAGACACCGTTGTTGGTGAAGACGCATACTACGATCAGTTGGGTTCTGTAACTGCTACTGCTGTAACAGATTCAGGAGGAACTGCAAATGGTGGGGTTGATTCACCTAGCAATACTATTTCACACTTGCGTCGTAAGCTGGACTTAACTAGCTACGAAGTTGGTTTGTTGCTTGACCGTTTCGACAAGGTTCAAACACTTATCAACCCTGAGTCTGAATATGTACAGCGTCAGGTTTCTGCCTTAATGCGGAAGAAAGACATCGAGTTTCTTACTGGTGTATTTGCTGCCGCTCCTACAGGTAAAGGTGGTACTGGTAGTGCCCCATTTGCTGCTGGTCAAAAAATTCTTAACAACAATCAAGGTTTGACAATCGATAAGATTCGTGAAGCCCGTGCTTTGTTGCAAAAGAATGGCGTTGACTTAGACGACCCATTAAACACAGCGTACTTGGCTGTTACACCTGCACAGATTGAAGACTTGCTAGGAGATCAAAAAGCAACCTCAACCGACTTTATGAATGTTAAAGCGTTGGTTTCTGGTTCTATTGATACCTTCTACGGATTCAATATTGTTGTTTCTAACCTGATTCCTTTCGCTAACACTACTAGCGGGGAAGTTGCATATACTAACTGGACTAATGATGTTCCTGATGCTGACCCTAACGGAGATGCAATCCGTGCGTGTTTCGCTTGGGTTAAGTCTGGTATCCGCACAGGTATTGGAATGAACATCGAGACTGACGTTGCGAAACGTGCTGACAAACGATTCAACTACTATGCTTACTCTGCAATGCGTTGCGGTTCTGTTCGTATGGAAGAAGAAAAGGTTGTTCAAATCGGTTGCGATGAAGACATCGACTAATTAAACTTGGGGGCTACTGGCGACCTTCTCCGCTAGTGTAAGTCCCCCATTTTATATTTTGGAGGTAATATGACGAAGATTGAAATATGTAATCACGCTCTGCTTAAAATTGGAGCAGACACCATTGCCTCCCTTGACATCAATCAGAATGACCAAGAAGCAGTTGTGCAGAGTGCAAAGCTCTGTAATATCTTTTTTAACCAAGCACTAGAAGAAGTATTAAGAACCTATCGGTGGAATAGTGCATTAAAACGAGCGGAACTTCCTAGACTAACGGAAGCACCTGCATTTAAGTGGCAATTTAAATACCAACTACCCAACGACTGCGTTCGGATTGTTAATGTATACAACGACAAGGAAGCCTACGATGATCGCACAGAATGGGTGATAGAAGGTCGTACAATTCTTTGTAACTACGAAACAGTTTACTTGTGTTATGTATCATTAGTTGAGGATGTAAACACACTAGACGCATTCCTAACGCAAGCTGTAATACAAAACCTAGCTATTAAGTTATCGGTTCCTATGCAGCTAGACCAAGTAATGCAAAACAATTTGATTTCAGAATACAACAACGTAATACTTCCACAAGCCCGAAGCGTTGATACATTAGAAAACAAGTATTGGGAAATGGAAGAAAGCGACTTTTTACTTTCACGGTTCCACCAAGACACTAGGTTCTAATGGCTATTAATTACACACAGGCGTTCAATGCGGGTGAAATATCTCGGAAGATGGATGGTCGTAACGACCTAGAAGTTTACAAGACTGGTTGTCGTGATCTTGACAACTTTCTTGTATTGCCACAGGGCGGTGTAGAGCGTAGAGCGGGTACAGAGTTTATCCAGTTTGCAGGTTCTGGGGGTACACCAGACGGCACTAACCCAGCTCGTATGATTGAGTTTGATTTTTCTAGCGACATTCGTTTTGTTATAGAGCTAGGCACAAGCTATGCTAAAGTACATTACGAAGATGCTAATGGTGTTGCTCAAGTAGTTGATGTAACAGGAACTGTACCTGCTTATACTACAGCAGAGCTACGACAGATTCAATTTAATCGCAAGTACGACACATTAATTCTTACTTGTCCTACAAAAGAAACTCAAGTTTTAAAAAGAACAACAATTACTCCTACATTTAGTATTGAAAATATTTCTTTTGTTTATCCTCCGTTACAAGAAGTAAACATTACATCTACCACTATTGACCCATCTGCACCAAATGATGTTTATTCAGGTACAACTACATTAACAGCTAGTGCAGATTTATTTGATGCGGGTCACGTTGGCTCGCATTGGGCTATCGATCATATTCGTGACGCAGACAAAAAAGAAATTGGAGAAACTGTTGGCAATAATGTAACAGATGATAGTGACCCATTAGACGTTAGCTTTTCTAATTGGGCTTTTGAAACTGATGGAACTTGGAGGGGATCAATAGTTATTGAGCGTTCAATAGATGGTGCGTCTTTTATTCCTTATATAGTTATTTGCGACACAAGTACAGGTACAGCAAGAAACTTTAAATATGCTTCTGACCATCCAGAGGGTGCTAATACAAGATTGCAAGTTGCTTATTCTACCGTTAATAATAGTAACCTTGAATTTAGTTTAGAAGCGGATAATATTTATCATAAAGGTGTAGTAAAAATTACTGCTGTAACAAATGCTACTACAGCAACCGCTACTATAGTATCTATGATTCAAGGTGGTGAAGCTGACCCTGTAGCTACCTTGCATTGGTCTGAGGGTGCATTTTCTACCTATCGTGGGTTCTGTCCTGCATCTGAGTTTTTTGAAAACAGACTGTGGTTAGCAGGTTCTAAAGACCAACCAGCAGATATTTTTGCTTCTGT